AGAACGACCGAGTTGAAAAAACAAATGCACGAACTTAGCGCAGAATATTCCCGGCTGACGGGTGGACCATTAACGGGCATTAGCGCGCGGGGCGCAACACCGACATGATCGAAGTTAAACGACCTGGCCGCACCGTAAAACAAACGTGGGTGGATCGTGCGATAGCGTGGTGGTCCCCCGAGGCCGGGTTTACGCGTTTCCGCGCGCGGGCTGCGATGTCCCTTGCTGGCGGGTACGTCGGCGCATCGAAGTCGCGGCGGCAAACCTCGCAATGGAAAGTATCTTCGGGATCGGCTGACGCCGACATACTCCCCGACTTGCCCGCATTGCGTGAGCGGTCTCGTGATCTAACCCGCAATTCTCCGTTAGCCGCTGGGGCGATAAACACGGTGGTGACTAAAGTCGTGGGGACGGGCTTATCACTCGTTTCCTCAATTGATCGCGACCTCTTGGGCATGGATGAGGCCGAGGCGGAAGCGTGGCAGAAAACGTGTGAGCGGGAGTTCCGGTTGTGGTCTGAGACGCCACTTTGCGACGCCACCAAGTCACAGAACTTTTACGAAATTCAAGAGCTGGCCTTTCGCTCGACGTTGGAAAACGGGGATTGTTTTTCAATCCTACCGATGATTGATACGACATCACCGTACAGCCTAGCCATACAGTTGGTTGAGGCGGATCGCGTGACCAATAAGGGTAACGTCGCCGACTCGGCGGACTTGGCGGGGGGTGTCGCGCGCAATACTTTCGGCGCGCCAACGGCCTACCACATCAAGCGCGTTCATCCCGGCGAGATGTCGCGTCATGCAAGGGAGTGGGATGTGGTCCCGGCTTTCGCGGGTGACACCGGCAGACGTAACGTAATCCACCTGATGCGTAAGGTCCGTATTGGACAGGCGCGGGGTGTACCGTACCTGGCGCCCGTGATGGAGCCATTAAAGCAACTGGATAAATACACGGAGGCTGAAATTATGGCCGCTGTGGTTTCCAGCATGTTTACTGTGTTTGTCCGGTCTGAACAGGGCGGCTCCTTCAGTCCGGTTATGCCCGACGAAACCGGCGCGAAGTCGTCCGACAAAGACATGAAGCTTGCTTCCGGCCTGATCGTTGGGCTGAACCCATCCGAATCAATCGAGACTGCCAACCCTGGCCGGCCAAATACGGCATTTGATCCGTTTATACAGGCGATACTTCGCCAGATCGGCGTTGCTCTTGAATTGCCGTTCGAAGTTCTTATTAAACATTTTACGAGCAGTTACACGGCCGCGCGCGCCGCGCTATTAGATGCCTGGTCGTTTTTTAGAGGGCGCCGTGAGTGGTTGGCCGAATCATTTTGTCAGCCGATTTACGAAGCGTGGATGTTTGAGGCGGTAGCCCTAGGCCGTATACAGGCCCCTGGATTTTTTGATGACTACGCCATTCGAAAGGCTTATCTCGGCACGCAATGGGTCGGGGATCCGCCTGGATTCCTGGATCCACTTAAAGAAGTGGACGCCCAACAGAAGCGCCTTGATATCGGCGTTACGACGCTCGCCGCGGAATCCATAGGATTTGATGGCATCCCGTGGGAAACGAAGCACGCACAACAAGTCAAAGAGCGCGCCGCGCGTATAGCGGGCGGATTAGATACGGAAGGGGTGGTCGAACGTTACGTCACGCTTCCAAGCAACCGTCAGGACGCACCGCCCAAGCCAGAGAAAGATGACGAAGATGATTAACGGCTTCGTTACTCGAAAACTAATGCGCCGATACCGTGATCGCACGGAGGTGAAATCAAATTACAAGCAGGGCGCGCTTGGCGGAAATGAAACGCTTACCCGGTCGGCTGGCGGTGTGTACGTGATGGATCACCAGGGTATTCTACGGTTCGCGCGTGACAATGAGCAGCCTTTCGTTAATTTGCGGCGCGTTGAAAACGTACTCGCAAGGATGTCGGTCACTTCCTCGCAGGACCTGACAACGGCGGGGTGGATTAAGGGGGCATCGTGTACCGTGACAAGAGACAGCACGGTGCTGACTGATTCGGGTGAAAACTCCAACCTTATAACAACCATAGACGGTACGAGCGCGTCTATTTTGTATTGCGGAACCGTCGCATCAACCCCAGCTGATCGTCGATCATGGTTTGGGGCGGCGAGAATAAAGGCGGGCACGCTATCTAGCGTCATCTTGAGAATATCCGACGGATCATTCAATGTTGTTTCTGATAAAGCGATAACGCTTACGAGCACATGGACGACTTTTGGAGCGCTCATCGATCCGTATGCGGCAGTAAACGGCTTAGTTCGTCTTTCATTACGTATCGCCGCTGCTGGAACCTTTTATGTGGACTACATGCAATTCGAGGAGGTCACTGGCGCATCAGTAAAAGTATTTGGTGGGCGTGTCGGAGTATCGACGCAATACGCTGCGGGTATCGCGGCGGTTAAATATTTCGCGACAACGAACGAAAACACATACAACTCTACTACGGGCGTAGTCACGGAAGCGGCAGGAACGGCGCTAACCAGTGGCGCGGCGCTTATAGAGGGTCAGGCAACAAACCTCATTGCAGCGGCGGACTACCGGGACTTTGCCGTCTGGACGGCAACGGGCGTTACGATGGTCGCGTCCACTCCAACTGGGATCGACGGTACCACGTTGACTATCGGTAAGAATGAGATTAAGGAAGACGCAACCCTCGGCGAACATCGCGAACTTAAAGCTTTCACGACTGGTTCGGCTACGAACCAGTCCTCCAAGATCGCTGTAAAAAGAGGATCGGGCACGAGGCATATTCAGGTTCGGCTCCATAACACTGTGGATCTTTTTTACGGGATCGTAACCTACAACCTTGACACGCTGGCTTTAATCGGATCGCTCACCGGCAATTACAGCAACGCCTACATCAAGGGTGACTACATCATTATTGAGCTGATTGCGACGAATGTAACTACGGGCGCTCAGAGCATCTACGTCAATATGCACGACGGGACGGGGATCAGCTATACCGGCAACAACACTTCAACGCTCATTTTTGACTGGGCGCAGGTGGTCGCCGGTAATAGCCTGTTAGGCACGCCACAAAGCCATGTACAGGGCGCGGCTACTCGATACGCATCGTTTTTATCTAGACCATGGATCGGGGCCGTAAATAATTTCTGGGTGTACGTTGACATCACGCACCGATACTCCTATCAGCATGTAGGCTCTGTAGGCCAGTATTTCTTTTCAGTTTACTTTGATGCTACTAATTATTTCAGATTGCGCGTCGCAACCGACGGACTCGGGAGTATTGTTGCCGATGCAAATAATGCAGGAACGACACAGTCAGCAACCGCATCCAGCGTTGGTTTTCTCGCAGGACATAGAAATAGGTGTGTCGTCAGCTATGACGCTGACAACGGCCTAAGAATAAGGTGTAATCGAGCTGGGACGGCTTTCACTGGGTCCGTGTCTACCTATAAAACATCGATGCCGTTACTTTCTGGTGCAACTCTCTATATTGGAAGCCTCGGAGACGCTAACGTACAGAGGGTTTTAAACCATGAGCTAGGAGCTTATAGAGTGGGGACCGGAATACTCACGAAAGCGCAACAAATAGAGTTGGTTGGCGCATGATATACGGGCTGGGTACACACATCGCTTCAACGAATAAAACAAGGTGTGTAAACATCGCAAAGTATGTCGGCGTCACCTCTTTGCGTGAGGATATTTCGTGGAACAGCGCAGAGGCAACGATAGGGAACTTTGCGCTTACGGTGCATCATCAAGCCAAGATCGATGCCATGGCGGAAATTGGCGCCGACAACATAATGATTCTATCATACGGCAATACCGCGCATGGCGTAGGCCAGCCGTACACCCAGGCTGAAAGGGATAAGTTTTGTACTTATGTTAGATGGTTAGTTCCACTTGTTAGTAGCGTGTGCAAATACATCGAAATATGGAATGAGTGGAACCACGGCGCGGGGGCGTCCGCCGCGCAGGTTGCGAGCGGACAACACAGCGGGACGCAACAGTACGCGGACTTGTGCCGCGACGTGTACCCAATCATCAAGGAACTGCACCCCCAATCCATCGTACTCGCTGGGTCTACATCGAAACTGTGGGGGACGCCCTGGCTTGGCGCTCTGTATGACATGGGGTTACTCAATTTTTGCGACGGTATCTCGTTGCACCCGTACACGCACAGCGAAGCGTATCCTAATTACCTCCCGCCGAAATCTCTAAAATATATGAGCGACGCACAAGCCGTTGTCAGGACGAAAAACAACGGGGCCGACTTTCCTTTTTATGTAACAGAAATTGGATGGCCTACGCACACAGCGGGGCATGTCGCCTCGAATGTTGCCGGGTACCTTGGCCGCGTCTTCAAGTTATATGAGGCACAGCCGTGGATTAAAGGGGCTTGGTGGTACGATATTTTCGATGGCGGAACAGACGCAACCAACCAGGAGAACCGATTCGGGCTGGTCGCTAACGACGCGATAACGCCAAAACCAGCGGCGCACGCCTACCGCGCGCTAACGAACCGCACTCGCAACGATCAAGTTGGATGGTGTCGTATCGCCGTAACGGCGGCGGTAGAGGCGCGGATTAATGCCGGGACGCTGCCAGAGAGGGCGAAGCTGGCGCTTAAGGATCTTCGCTCAACCAATACACCCGTGACTATCGGATCGCGCTCGATGCGCGTGATGACGGGGCCGTTTAATTTGGCGGTGTTCGATGATATCAGCGATCAGTTCGCGGACGATTTCCACATCATTGAAGGACCTGTGGTACGCGGACAAATCCCCGCACAAACGACAGTAACGCGCGACCCAACGTATCCGAATGGGTGGTATTAGAGGGAACCTATGCGAATAATCGACGTTTTAACTTCTCCGTGGGCAATCATGCCGGACAAACTTTCGGAGATTGCAGGGATATACGCCACACATTTACGCGGCGATAAGATCGACATCGATCAAATCGAAGCGCGCGCCGGGGAAACGATGGCCCGGAAGGACCAGGGCTACATTGTGCAAAACGGCGTAGCCGTCATTCCGATTGACGGCGTGATCGCTAAAAAAATGAATCTGTTTACCCGGATATCGGGCGGGGCGTCCACACAATTACTTATGCGGGATCTAGCTCAAGCACAGGCCGACCCACAGGTAAAATCGGCGTTACTGCTAATTGATAGTCCCGGCGGCACAGTCGACGGCACCGCCGATCTTGCGGACGCGGTTGCAAAGTTTGGCGAAACAAAGCCTATTGTCGCTCTCGCCGATGGGCTTATGGCCTCGGCGGCGTACTGGGTCGGATCCGCCGCCACGGCGGTGTATTCCGCAAACTCAACTACGGTCGTTGGGTCGATTGGGGTAGTTACTACTCACATCGATGTGTCGGCACTAGAGACTATGCGGGGTATCAAGACAACAGAAATTTACGCGGGCAAATACAAACGAATAGCATCAGAGCACGCGCCGCTCACTGCGGATGGCCGCGCGGCATTACAAGACCATGTTGATTATCTGTATTCGATTTTTGTAGATAGCGTGGCAAAAAATCGGCGCGTATCTGTGGAGGCTGTATTGGCCGATATGGCGGATGGACGGGTATTTGTTGGACATCGCGCCGTCGATGCGGGTTTAGTGGACGGTGTCGCCACTCAATCCGCGTTAATGGTGGACCTCGCGGCAGGTAAATATGACCGCAAACGAAGTGCCGGTGCGCACGTCATTGATAAAAAACAGGAGAAAGTAATTGTGACTACTAAAGAGCAGATCATTGCAGAGCATCCGGAAATTGCCGAAGCCTTTCGCGCGGAAGGAATGGCCACAGGTTTAGCGGCTGGAGTTGAAAAAGGTGCGCAGCAAGAACGCGCGCGCATACAGGATGTGGAATCCCAAGCGTTACCGGGTCATGACGCCCTAATAACCACGCTGAAGTGGGACGGTAAAACCACGGGGCCGGAAGCGGCTGTAAAGGTGTTGGCCGCCGAGCGTAGCAAAAACTCGAACATGTTGTCGACGTTACGCCAATCCGTTACGCCACCGGTGCAAGCGTCAATAGCTCGTGATGAGCCGTCGGACAATAAAAACTTGCCGGTAGAGGAGCGCGCTGAAATAAATTGGACTCTGGATCCCGATTTGCGTGAGGAATTCCGCGATAACAAGGCGGCTTATATTTCCTACCTCAAGGCGGAAGAAAAAGGAAGAGTTCGCAT